CAAATGAGGGTATTATTGCTTGACCCAGCAGGTGCTCTTGTAGACTTTGGTGTTCGTTGTCTTGCTGAGGGGCATGAAGTTAAACAATGGATTCGTCCTCATGGTCAGGAGCGTTCCCCAATTGGTAGAGGGATTATTGACCAAGTTCAAAACTGGCAAATCCATGCCAAACAAGCAGACTTAATCGTATTATCGGATAACGCTTTTCAAATGCGTGAACTAGAAAAGTTCCATGAAGAGGGTTACCCAATTATCGGTACTAATATGCTTGGTGCCAAAATGGAATTAGACCGTGATTATGGTCAAGAGATTATGCGTAAAGGTGGATTGGCTGTCGTCCCATCTTTTGAATTCCATAACTATAACGATGCTATAGACTTTGTTAAGGCTAACCCTAAGAGATATGTCTCTAAACCATCTGGTGATGCCGACAAAGCTCTATCCTATGTTTCCAAGTCTCCTGCTGACATGGTATTTATGCTTCAGCGTTGGAAGACCAGTGGCAAACAAAGAGACTTTATCCTCCAAGAGTTTGTGCCAGGCATTGAGTTTGGTGTAGGAGCTTGGATTGGGCCTAATGGATTTGGTAAGAATATCCTTGAAGGATTTGAACACAAGAAGCTCATGTCCGGTAATTATGGCTGTAATACAGGTGAGCAAGGAACTGTTATTAAATATGTTACTGAATCTAACCTATTCAATGACACCTTAAAACGCTTTGAAGACTACCTTTGCTATATCGGACATACTGGCTATGTTGACTTAGCCTTCATTATTGATGAAAAAGGTGAACCACGCCCATTAGAGTGGACTATGCGTAAGGGATGGCCTTTATTTAACATTCAACAAGCCGTCCATAAAGGCTCTGTTGTGGATTGGATGGTGGACTTAATCAATGGAAAAGATACTCTCAAAGTTAGCTACGACACTGCTACTGGTATTGTTATCCCTATTGGGGATTACCCTAGGTCTAAGACTACTGGGCGTGACCATACTGGATTTCCTATCTATGGTTTACCCGACGAGCTTTCAAAAGATTTTGCCTTATGTGAGGTGATGGTTGGGAATGCCCCTCAGAACGACGAGAACGGGGTTGTAGAGCGTCCAAGCCTAGTGACGGCAGGTGACTATGTACTAGTGGCAAACGGGGTAGGAAAGACCGTTAAACAAGCCTGTGAGCGTGCGTATAAAAATGTGAAGAAAATTGACATTCCAGACTGTATTAATGTCCGTGATGACGTGGGCGAAACATTAGAATGGCAAGTGCCGCATCTTCAAAAATACGGATACGCTGAAAACTGGTGTTATGACGAGGCAGACGAAGATTAATGGCAAAGTTAGCCCCACCACCCCCAACTAACCAAGACGTAGCTTCAAGACAGTTCCGTGACTGGTTCTACAGTGTTTTCCAATTTATTAACCAACAAACGGGTACTTTGGGAACAATGGCATATGAAAATGCCAATTCTGTAGCGATTACAGGGGGTTCCATCGGAGGCGTTGGTATTAGTGGTAGTACGGTTAATGGTACTCCTATTGGTGCGACTTCACCCTCTACAGGTAAGTTTACAAGCCTACAAGCCACAGGAACAACAATATTAGATACTTTAACTGGGTATTTAAAAGGAAGCTCAGGGACAGTCAGTGCTGTTTCAACTATCCCTTATTCAGATATTTCAGGAACACCTACAGGATTATCTGTAACAATTACTACAGCGAAATTAACACTTACCGGAACTAATGGTTCCATGACATTTACTAACGGCATCTTAACCTCTCAAACCCAAGCAACCTAATTATGGCTATCAATCTAACTGACGACGAACTTGAAGAACTTGTTGAAAAAGTAACAGAACGAGTAATTAACAATTTTTACCAAACTGTAGGTGAAGGTGTTGTTACCAAAGCTATTAAAGTGATTGGTATGGGAGTAGTTGCTCTTTTAATTTACTTAGCTGGTTCAGGTCAATTAAATATTAAATGAAACAAATTATTCAACAACTCTTAACTGGTAAAGATAATCAAACCTACGACTTAGGTAGGGTATCTTGGCTTGTAGGGATGATTGCAATAATTGGTCTAGCATTCTATGAGGTTATGCACAACACTGTCAGTTTAAGAGAGTTGGCAGAATCATTGGGAATAGTTTCTGCTGCAGGTGGTGCTAGTGTTGCTATGAAACAGAACGCAGAGCCACAATGAAATTCCTACTTAATTTACTAGGCGGTTTAGGTGGACAAACTTACATTTATCTTGCTCTTGTATGTGGGAGTTTTGGTGCTGGCTTTTATGTGGAGCATTTACGCTTTAAAGAATTCGCAGATACAGTTCGATTGGAAGCTCAAAAACAAATTGATGCAAATACTGCAAAACTTAAAGAACAGGAAATAATCAATGAAAATATTAAACAAACTTATGAAGCTAGGCTTACTGGTATCCATACTTTCTATAGTGGGATGCTCAACTCCAGTAGCAGTCCAGTGTCCAGCGTTCCCAACGCCACCATCACAGTTAATGGAGAAACCCATAACATTCTATCTGTTGCCGAAGAATGCTCCATCACAACAACCCAACTAATAACTTTGCAAGATTGGGTTAATCAGCAGGTGAATTTAGATGGAAAAAGATAAACTAAGTGCATACGTTACACTTTTGGCTACAATTACCTTAACAATTATTTTGTTATCAATGGTGGCTGTTTTACTAATGGGTCTGTTTGACACTGCAGTAGACAATACAGAAATATTTAAAGCTATTACCCCCGCTTTTCAAATGATTGTGGGTGCGTTTGTAGGACTTGTTGCTGGAATAAAAATAGGAAAAGATGATTAAATGAAAGAAGGACTTTATTCTAATATCCAAAAAAAGAGAGCACGTATCAAAGCAGGTTCAGGTGAGAAGATGAGAAAGCCTGGCACTAAAGGTGCTCCTACTGCTAAAGCATTTAAAGAGTCTGCAAAGACTGCAAAGAAATAAGTCAAGACGGCATGAGGGTATGCTTAACCTAGTTGTTTTCCGTCTTTCCAACTAGGCCATCAACGAATTGGGAGTCGAGAGGCTGTCCCCTCACCCAAACATTTCTAAAGAACGAGCACGCACTTCTTGAACTCGTTTAGTCCAACCTTTACCAAAAGTAGCAAATGTAGGAAGTGACTCTAAGAATGCTTGTCGTTTGTCACAGAACTCATTAATCAAGGTTACAGTGTTAATCAGGTTTATAGCAGTAACAGTGTTATTTCCAATAGCCCCATCAGGAGCAACACCCACAATCTCTTGGATAAATTTGGCTGAACGACCCACACCACTATTGATGCCACAATCAAAAAGGCAATAGTCAAGTCCCGAAGGAATAGCATCTCCGTGTAAGGCATCCCAGTAGTTCCTCTTATAAAGTGGTTTAACATCTTCTTTGGTCAGAGCCTTCATATCATCTACTGTGACAGAGTGACCAACATACTTTTCCCATACTGCCTGAGTACAACCCCAGTTAGTAGCCCCTCCAGGGTCTTTTGGATTATTAACGAATCCTCCCTCGTTGACAATCACAAGGTCAAATGATTTATCCCAGTTTCGGTTCATGCAGCCCCCTTTGGTTCATTCTTATATCCTTCAATAGCTTTCTTAATCATTGTTTCAAATCCTTCTTGAACAATAAATTTCATCAAATTAGCATCTAGTTCTATATACATATCTGCAGAACCATCTTCATTTTCAATAAGCTCTTTGATTTCAAACATCATACTTTGATAACCTCCCCACGAAAAAATACTAATCCTTCATCTTCATCAATGACTTGTACAAGTTCAGGTGGTAATAATTGTCCATTACGGAATGTTAATACTGCGAATCCTGAACGCCAGTTGACTGCTGTGTCTTCTAGGTACTCCCACTTATCACCGCCTAGTGCAGCCATTGTTCCGGTATCAACACCATATTTGTCGCCCGTATAGTCAGTCCACGGAGTCACTTTTAGAGAATGCAAGTGACCTGTGACCATTGAGACCCCGCCCTTCAGGACATTGTTGTATTGTGCATGGATGCCGTTATGCCACCGGTGCTTAATCATTGTGTTGTTGTTGACCATAATTGACCAAGAATATTTCCAAGCTGGTAGATGGTCGGCTAGAGCAAAACCTTTAACACCTTCATACTGAGGTAAAACATTAGACAACTTGCCGTCAAAGCGAAGGTCGTGATTACCAATGGTGCGATGTAAAATAGCATTTCCTGCAACTGCTTCAATTTCTGCCAATCGAGCTTGAACTTCATCTAGTTCCTCCTTAACGGTTGGGCTATCAGCATATCCAATTCTATGGTGAGCACTAATCGTTGCATTATCCATAATGTCGCCATTAAGAACTACTGCATTTGGTTTCATTTTCTTAATGATGTGGACAAATGCTCTATGGGCGGTTGAAACATACCCAGGCCAGTAGTGACAGTCAGAACCCACAACAATCGTCCCATCTTCCATAAAAAGATTGGTGCGGATTCTATCTTCTGCCTGAATGTATTGTTGTTTGACACTTCCACGCTGTGCTGATGAGGCGAATAAAGTGATTCCTCGTCGCCCCTCGATTCTCGCTCGCCTAGCCATTACATTGCGAACGTTAATACCTAATTCGTGTGCTAGTTTTGCTGCCGATTGATGCTTATTCCATAATTCTATAAATTGTTCTTCACTTACTGTCGCTTGTGCCATTTTTAGTCCAAATAATAGGTTTCTCGTTTTCTAAGCTATAAACCTTTACAGGTTCTCCAGAATATAAATCACTTTGACAGGCAGCCCATACTGCTTCTTCAGCCTTGTGTCCCAACGACATAACTGCTAGGGCTGCAGCAGTACCGCTTCCAATAGCATCTACATCTTCATGTTTCCAAAACTCTAAATCTTTACCTGAAATAAATAATCCATCTGAACAAAGCAACATAAAGTCTGCATCATTCTCAATCTTAATAATTGGGGGCTTTCCCTTTTTACCTTCTTTAAAGTATTCCACTACTTTTTGAACACTCATTAAATCCCCTGCACCTGCTAACCATCCACCTGGTACTTTAAATACCTTGGATAGATTAAATGCTTTGGTATCGGAGTCGTCGTCTGATGTCTGACTATCAGAGACTAGAATCATTCGTTTAGCGTCGCCAACTATAGTAGTCATATTAAAGGGGAGACCAGAGAAGCCCGAAGCAGTGTCGGGGTGTTTGAAAGGGGGGAATCAATCTCTGGCCTCGTTGTCTATTCTAATTTAAAAGGTTACGTTAGACCATACGGGACACCATTTATTTACCGAACAATAATCTTCACATCTTCGATATGTAGCAGGTCTATGTTCCCAAAACTGGTCAGTGCCGAGTGTAACATTTTCTTGTGACGGATATAACTTGATGGCCCGTTTTCCGCCCTTTTTCATTAAAGCCCACTGTTCCAGTGTAGTCCATCTTTCCTCGTCCGTACACATAGGTGGTTCTGCTAATTGATGCAGTGCAATACGTTCATTAATGTATGCCTCTGCCTCATCTAATGTCCACATACGGATAGGAAGGGTCAAAATCGGTCTTGCAGGGTACTCTGGATTTTTCTGTTGCTCACGGGGTCTCCAGTCTCTGAAAATGGCTGTAATGCTCAATTTAGTGACTTCTGTGCCATTCTTATGCAATAGCCATCTCAAGACGTTTAATTGGCGTTCCCACTCAATTTTCCCTGAAACCGAGTATACGGAGGTAACTTTGTAATCAGATAGCGTAGAACCCTCTAAAACGTCGAATGCGCCTCCTAATTTCCATCCTAGTACCTCGGCATAGACTCGCTCCTCTACACGGGCTGTACGCCCCTTATAAGCCATTTCTAGCAGGTGATGGACTGAGCTACCAAATAAAGCCCAAACACGGTCTGAAGCGTCCTCTTCCATCTCGTCATCGTGTTCAATCCGTAGCTTCCTGATTAAAGGAGGTTGGATTAA